GCCACTCATATATATCAAGACACTAAAAAAGACGGATTTTTAACACAACATCCATCTCGACTAATGGTGTGCACACCGTCCGTGCACGTAAAGTTGTGTGTTGGCTAAGCTGCTACAGTACCCGGACCTTTCATAAGGCAAGGGGCACCCAGGTACCAACTAAGATTAAAGTCTTCGCCAATCGCCTGATAAAGGCGCGGCCGCATACCGATATAGTTCTGCGTATTGGTACCAATGAGGTCAATTAAGATACGAGCATTGGTAACTCTATACAGACCCCACGGTAGCAGGAGATTTCGATTCATAGTAGCACCTGGAACAACAAAGCGTAGTTCAGTCTGAAAAGGAATTTCAAACTCAACACCACTTTGGGTTTCTAGGTTGTAAGCTTGGGACCCACAATTAACAAATTGATAAGGAGGGTCGCTAGAGTAGGCTGCTCCATTGGAAATACTATTGTACCCAACAGCGAGTCGATCCTTGGCGACAAAGGATGCAAGAGGTTCATTCATATCGACTTCAAAGTCAAACACAGATGGAATCCTGCTCACAAGAACCTTCAACGGGTTAGTTGTTTTACCCGACAAAGACATCTTTATTCGGGTAGAGCCACGCTCACAACAATATCCTACTTGAAAGTAAGATATTGGGTTGGTAACCTCCAACGAACATTTGGCATAGTTAATTGGAGAAGGGCCATAAAACGTTGTATGTTCACAAGGGCCAAAACCGAATGGCATTCTAGGCACATCAATTTTTAATGTACATATGTCATCTGTTGTTGAAGCTTGAGGGCAAAACAAAAATTTCATGGCATGATAGCGTTTCATAACATTGCGTAGAGAGACAATATTTTGTCCAAAATACACAAGATTATGGTCTGGCTGGATTGGGAGTGGGGTTAGCTGTGCGACATCTTCGCCACAACATTCCTCAGCCCCATCTAACCCACTATCATATTCAATGTCACCAGTTGGGACAAGTTGCTCATTATTAATGAGTCTTGTTCCATCGAAGAAGACATTGTTGATAACAGGGTTTCCTGCTTGCTGCAACTCAAATCCCTCAGCAGCACTGATAAAACAGTTAATGCTTACGGGAACAGTCGCATCTGGGGAAACCAGAGAATTGAGTACTAACAACTGGAAGATACCGTTGTGAAATCTGATCTCTGGAATGCCCGGAACAAAACAGTTTGGCCCTGGTATTTC